GTATATCGAACCAAATTCACTATATTACACTGACCGAAAAGAAACATTTTTGTCTCATTTTTCTTTTCGGTCGGTGTAATTGCATAATTAGCATCTCATGTTGTAAATACGATTTTTTGTTTTCGTAACTCACGCAGTTAGAACATACTAAAAGACAAAACACCTCTTTATTTTCCTTGTTTTTGTAATGTTTTAAGTCTTGGAAACAATCACAACACTTTTTACTTGTCAAAGAACAAATCAATATCTAACTATGAATAAAAACTTAAAAAACATACCCTGTTTTAATTTTATGTAATAAGATAATATTTACATAAAATTTATAAAATATTTTGAAACCATATATGATGTTAACATACTTAATTGCTGTATGCTAACCCACCCATACCGGACATGACTCGTAGTACATTATAGTTGGTGGCATAGACACGCACACGAGCAGTTCGGTCACCAGCGACGGTGTTGTTCGAAAGAACAAGTTGAAGCGTGGCGTTGTCAATACGCGAGAAGTTGCAGGTGCCACTGGGTTGGTGTTCCTCAGGTCGTAGAGCAAAGGAATAGACATTGATACCAGTGTCAGGGTGGCGAGTGTGGTGTTGATAAGGTTGAACGAGGTCAAAGTAGGTTCCTTCACGCTCAGAGAAGCGGTCTTGACCGTTGAGTTGAAGTTTGGCGGTAACCACTGGGTTCTCACCCCAGCAGTGGAGATGAAGACCAGTTTCAGATAATACGAATGCTGCAGCATCCGATACACCAGAGTTAGTGACATTATCTTCCAATAATGCAGAAACAGTTCCTGCAGGGTCATTGAAGACACCAGATGAGTTAATAAATGCTTCCATATTAGCATTGGCAGTGGTTGTAGCACTAACAAGACCTATACGAGAACTATAGACAAGCATTGAATTAGTAAGAGCATCTAAACTATCAGTGTAGTTGAAAGGCTGAGCTCCAAGGGTATGATGAAGTGGCTCACCGCACTCAAAGGCCGTGCAATAATCAACATTTTGGTCTGGTTGTACGACCCAAACCAACTCCTTACAGGGGTGATTAAAGTTTAGCTTGATACGGTTGCTGTTACTACCAACAGATTCATCACCAGTGAATTGAAGTTGTTCGATGAGGTATTCGTGAGGATTTTGGGCCATACGACGACGCTCATCCGTATCAAGGAAGATATAATCTACATAGAGTGAACCAGCAACAAGGGATTTGTTGTATGCTGGAGTTGCCTTGACATTACCATCATTTGGACCACAATCACTAGGTAATTTATTTACGGCGTATAAGCATTCCTCAAGAGGACGAAGTTCAACATTGATACGAACCTCATGGTATTGCAAAGCAATAAGAGGAAGTGCCAGACCAGGGTTGCGACAGAACCAGAATTGAAGGGGAACATAGAGAGTAGTCTCAGGTAAGTCTTTTCTGGGGGTGCAGACATTACCAACACCATCACTACAAGGACCGACAACATCTTCGAAGGTTGGGTCAGTTAAATAAGTAAGTTGGGTGGTTTGACCGATCATCTTGTTGTATCCAGCCTCTTGCTCAGCAGTAAGGGTGAGCTGATTCCAGATATGCATCCAGTCACCATATTGACGGTCAATTCGCTGACCACCAATCTCAACCTCAACCATAGAGACCATTTGTTCGCCAGGGTAATCTAACCATCTAGCATAGTGAGCGTCGGAAGATGAGATTTGAGGAAGAGTAACTTGTAAATAAGTGCGATAAGCTAAATCACCATTTCTAGAGATAGTGCATTGAACTTTGCGACCGAAATCAACTTGTCCGTTGAAGGTTTGTTCGATAGATTCCATAGAGAAGTTAGTATGTCTACGGTAAGTTACTTTCCAGAAAGTAATTTGAGGAGATCCAGTTAAATAAACATCTTGTGCGCCATAAGCAACTAATTGCATAAGTCCACCTGCCATTTTATAATATTACTAAATATTTTTTTTTAACAAAAAATAATTAATTAATTTCTTTTTTTAAATTCACTAATATTTTATTAAGATTAGAATTTTTATCTATAAAATCAGCTAAATAATTTTCTTCAAATATTTCTCTTTGATTATGGTGTCTCTTTGTAAATATATAAGAATCTTTATTTTTTTTTATATTCCATCCATTATCAAGAGCATTATATATAAATATCATTTGCTTTATTTTATCAATGTCAATGTCATAATTAATATTCTTAAATATATTCATAATAATACATTACTATAAAAAATTACTATAAATATTACTAAATGTTTATCTATGTTTTAAATTAAATAAGAAGTTTTAATTATTAATATATGAGGTTTAAACCAAAAAATAATAAAAACATAAAAATAGATAAAAAGAGTATTGCTACATTAGATAAAAAACATAATGATATGGTTATAAAAATGAATAAAAATACTAATTTAATTCCAAAATATAAAAAAGAAAAGGAAAAATTAAAGATGAGGATATCTAATAAAGATTATGAAAGTATAGATGAAATGCTCAGTATGAAAGATAGAATAGAAGAGTTAAACTATAAAATGAGAGAAATAAAGAGAGAAAATAAAGAATATTACCTAAATAATTCTAAATATATATTTAATTATTTTGAAAGTAAGAAGAATATTACAAAAGATGATTCTTCTAAAAAAAAGATTGTTTCATTTTTTAGTAAAAAAGTATCAAAAGAGGAAGAAAAGGATAATCACACGGATTATTCAAAAATATATCTTAAAAATATAGATGATAAATTTATTAATATAGATGATTATATAGAAAAGCACGATAAGTGTAAATATTGTAGTGGAGAGTTAATTTGTGTAGAAAATGAAGGTATTTTATTATGTAATCAGTGTTCGAGACAACATAAATTCTTAATAGAACCAGATAAACCATCTTATAAAGAACCACCTAAAGAAGTTACTTTTTATGCGTATAAGAGAATTAATCATTTTCGTGAGATATTAGCTCAATTCCAAGCTAAAGAAACAACTCAAATTGATGATATTATTATTGAAAATATTAAAAAACAAATACAGAAAGAAAGAATAACTCTTGATTCTTTGACAAATGAGAAAACAAAACAAATATTAAAAAGTCTTGGCTATAATAAATATTATGAACACATACCATTTATTAAAGAAAAATTAGGAATTAAACCTCCAACCATGTCATTGGAACTTGAAAATAGATTATGTAATTTATTTTTAGAGATACAAAAACCCTATATTAAATACTGTCCAAATGAGAGAGTAAACTTTCTAAATTACTATTATGTCTTATACAAAATATGTGAATTATTGGGTGAGGATGAATATTTAAAACATCTATATATGTTAAAAGACCCTATTAAAAGAATGGAACAGGATGAAATATGGAAAAAAATTTGTAATGAGTTAGATTGGGAATTCATACCTACGATTTAAAATTAGCGTGGGAAACCAACTAAATTAGCACCCATACCAAATCCTGCACCACTTCGAGCCGTGACAGCCATCGATGGTAGGTACGTATCTAATATAACAAAGGTCGCTGCAGCAGTAAGTGCAACTAAAGACACCTCATCAAGAGTCATGCTTCGTCTTGGTATCGCAAATGCAGCAATTGCAACAATAACACCTTCAACCAGATATTTTACAGCACGTCGTAGTAATTCGCCTAAATCAAACATATTGTCTAATCCGTTCATCTTTTTATAATATTAATATAGAAAAAATAATTATATTATGTATAAAATAACTTAAATATATAATGAAATATGTTAAATATAATGTCAAAAGATAATAATGAAAAATATGTTGATTTATTAGATGAAGACCGTCCTCTGGCAGGACAAAAGTTTGTATGTATATCCTTTATATCACCAGAAAACATTATCAAACAAAAAGAGATGTTTTATTTTCAAGAATTTATGAAAGATTTTGATTTTACTAAATCAATGAGTAAATTTCATCAGTTTTTAAATTTTATTTCTTATAAATATAGTGTTGATTTCAATAAAGTAAATGATGATTTCAATGAATTTTTAAAAGAAGAGAAAGAGAACCTTATGAAAACAAGTATTGAAGATGAGTATAAAAATTTCTTGGATAGAAAGGAAGATGATTTATTGAAGGAGTATAATGAAAAATATAACTTCCAAACAAATGTTCGTGGATTAAAAGTTCGTGGTGTATTTGAGACAGTTCAAGAAGCGGAGATGCGTTGTAAATTATTAAGAGAAGTAGATCCAAACCACGATATTTATGTAGGTCAAGTTGGAATATGGATGCCATGGCACCCTGAATCATATAAGACAGGACATGTGGAATATATGGAAAAAGAGCTAAATAATCTAATGAGAGAGAAGATGAAGAATGAAGAACAAGCCAAGAATCAATTCGAAGAGAGAATTAAGGAAACCAGAAAGAAGGCAATTGAAGAAAACAAAAAACTTGCACGAGAAACAGGTAATAAACTTACACAAAATATTGATGAAAATGGTAATTTAGTAGGGATTACAAATACAAATACAATATTAAATAGTTTAGAATCTACAGTTGGAAAAGAAAGCATAACAAGTGCAGATATAAAGAAAGAATTATTTGAGGGTGATACAATTATAAGAAAAAAGGATAAATAAATAATGAATAAATATTATTGATTATTTATTACCAACGTGTGCCTTTCATGACATTAATATTTGGTGTATTTTTATTTTTTCTAACATTATTAGGATTAAATGAGGCTTGAGTATCTTCTTCATCATCACTCGGTATATCTTTAGATAATTCCCAAAATTGTTTTGAACCAAGTTTAAAATCGCCATGAGCTTGTGCTTTATACCAATAAATCTGGTCTTTTAGTTGATTACTCTTTGAATTATTATCAATAACTAAACACTCATAATTTTCAGTGCATTGATCCATGACTTGACAAAAAGATTCAAATGTTGGAAACATACCGGCATAGTGTTCGTAAATCCTTTTTCGGTTTGAAATATAATTCTCTCTTAAGATAAATACGTAATCGATATTCGAACGCAAATTAGGTGGAATACCAAGAGGATACTGCATGGAGATAACAAGCATTAATTTCCAATGTCTTCCATTCATAAATAGTAGTCTCATTAATTTATCTTTCGCCCAGCTATTGTCATACAAACAATCATCCAATATAATAAACGCACGAGGGTCAATCTTACTATGTCCGTATGCTTGTTTCTCTTTTTTTACACGTTTTAATATCATTTTTTGTCGTTTTAGTATATTCTCTATAATTCCTGTATTGTATTCATCATGAATAAATAAGCGTGGAACATGCTTACTAAAAAAACCATTACTTGCTTCTGTCCCTGAAATTACAGTTCCGATTGGGATATCCTGATGATAATATAATAAATCTGCAATTAAAAAACTTTTTCCTGTATCTCTTTTTCCAAGTAATATGATAACAGGTCCTTTATTCTCATTTGGATTAAATGTAATTTGCTTCATACTAAATTTATCTAACTTTAATCTTACATCCTTACTCATTATATATAAAATGGTAATAAAATTTTATTCTATAAACGAATATTTAATTAGTTTATTTTTTAAAGTATTTTTATTTATTTAATCTAAATGATAAATCTATTCTATAAAAAAAATGATAATAAAAAATTATTTAACCAACTAAACAATTTAGAAAACAATAATATTTATTCCATTCAAAATTATATTCCTATATATGATAATTTTTTTTCTATCAATCAAAAAAACTGGAATTCATTTAATTTAAATCACGAATATCAAATACAAGAAATAAAAGAACAACACAATCATAATACATTCTCAATTGTCATACAGAAAGATAATAAATGTGAAACTGTTGATTCTTTTTTCAAATTTTCACCTTTGTTGGATCCAATTAAATATATGGGTGGAAAATATAGAGACATTTCGAAAGAAACAATTCTTACATTACCAAAATATGGAAAAACACACGAATTTGATAAATATACAGACCCCAATAATATTGCATATGTGGATTCATTCTTTTCCTTTTTATCTTGTAAGCTGAGAGAGAAGTATAACTTTATTCACGGAATTCAATTTTATGGTTCTTTTATTGGAATCCAAAATAATTTTATATGTGATATTAGTGATGATATAGAATATCTTGAAAATTCTAAATTATTTTATCAAAATCAAGGTTCTTTATTTGACATTGATTCTAATTATGGTTGTGATAGTTATTATCAAACTAGAAAATATAAAAATCCATTGAAAATACACGAAACTGCAAAAATTTCTGTTATAGATCCTTCTTTTGATACTAGTTTAAATGAAATATTTATAGCTGATAATACAAAAACAAAGAATGCAACATTAAAAACATATTATAAGAATAGTTTAACTAAGCGAAGTTATCAATCAAGCAGTGATTCTAATGAAGACACTTCAAATAGTTCTGATAGTGATAGCCATAGTGATAGTGATTCTAACAGCGAACAAGAAAAATCAAGTGATATAAATGATAATAATGAAAGCGATACAGAATATGATTCAGACCAAGAAAGTGAATTAGAAGTGAATTCAACCATTTTTAAAATTCCAGTTCATATTATTTGTAGTGAAAAACTAGAACATACTTTAGATGATTATATTAATAGAAATGATAAATTCATTCCACTTACCGAATGGAAATCTATTCTCTTCCAAGTTATTATGATATTAATTACTTACCAAAAAGTATTTAATTTTACACATAATGATTTACATACAAATAATATAATGTATTCGGAAACAAACAATGAATTCCTTTATTATAAATATAATAATAAGGTATATAAAGTTCCTACTTTCGGTAAATTATATAAAATTATAGATTTTGGACGGAGTATTTATAATTATAAAGACAAAGAGATATGTAGTGACAACTATAAAAAAGGTGAAGATGCTTATACTCAATATAACTTTGGAGTATACTGTAATAAAAATAAACCAGAATTAAAACCCAACCACGCCTTCGATTTATGCAGATTATCTTGTTCTTTAATTGATTATTTCATAGATGATTATGAAGAAATCGATAAAATAGAAAAGAATGAAATTATTGACTTGATCTTAGAATGGTGTCAAGATGATAACGGTAAAAATATTCTATATAAACCAAATGGTAGAGAACGCTTTAAAGGATTTAAATTATATAAAATGATTGCAAGAATCACACACCACCAAACACCCCAAAAACAAGTCTCTAAAAATTTATTCAACGATTATATTACAGAAAACATAACAACATCAAATCTAATTGATATAGATGCTATGGAGAGAGAATATTATTAGATAGTTGAAAATAATTTACTTTAACTATCTAATCAAATTAAAAATCTGGATCATTCATAAAAACCATCGGCATATTGGAAGAAACCACATATTGAAGAGGTTGTAATTGGTCTAAAATAAATATACCCAACATACTAGAAACAAAAACAACTAATGTCTCTCTAAATATTATTTTAAGAGGTTTGCTGTCTTTTAATATAAACCTATATTCTAAATATTTATATAAAAAATAACATACTGTAATTGATATTGATATCATAAGTGTAGATTGTTTATTTTCCATTTAATATAGTCGTATAATTGAATATTTATTTTTTAACGAAATTATTTCAATTCAACTATCATATCATCAAGTAAGACATCTGTATCTGTTTTTAGATTAATATTTGAATCTATATTGTGGATATCTAAATTATCTAATTGAACTGGAATATCATCTAATATTTTGATTTTTTCATCATCATCATCATACTCTTCTTCCTCATTCTCTCTACGTTCTTGGTCACGCTGATATGAAATTTGTTCTAGTCGTTCAATTGTCTTGGGTGCTTCTACTATATTTCCTTTAGTTTTTTCAATCTCTCTTGGTGTTTCTGTCTTGTTAAAATCAACTACACTATCATTATCATTGAATTTTATAGAATGCGGTTTTAAAGTATCATCGACGTCTTTTGTATGAATTGTAAGAGAGACATTTTCATTCTTTTCTTGTATATTCTCACTTGTATCTTGTTTGGATTCTTGCAATTCTGTATTTTTTTCTCTCTGTATAGAATCTACGGTATTCTTTGGTGTATCAACAATAATCTTTCTATTCATGTTATCTTCACTGTTATCTTGAGTGTCTTCATATATACCTTTCTCTCTCTGTTCTTCTTCCTTCTTTTGTGATTCATTCTCTAGATTTACTTTATTATTCTCTGTAAGCTTTTGTTTTGTAATGTCTTCATCTGGTTCTTCTTTTGTAATTTCCTCACGAACCTCTTCTTTTACTTCATCTACAGTTTCTTCTTGTGTCTCATATAAATAAGATTTCACAATATTTTCTAAAGGCATACTATTGCGTATAACATTTAATATGGACCTTGAAACCATATTTGATAATTCATTTATATTTTTTTGTCGTTGTAAAGAAGGAACCTTTTCAAACAAAAATACATTCTTATATACATTTCTTGCTAAATCAATATAAATATTATGAATAAAACTGTTTAAATCAGGTATATCAATTTCGAGTTTCTTCTGTTTTGTACCTACACGAATATGAGTTAATATTTTAAGCTGACTTACATGGACACATGTAATTAAATCTTCTAAATAAGAACAATTGCTTAATTTTAAGATTCTCTCTGTTTCATTCTTTACAATCTCTTGATTCCATTTGGGAACACGAGCAAGAAAATTTTGAAATGTCATAAGATATTTATCATGCTCGTCATTATCTTCACATAATTTACACGCATCATTATAAATGGAATAAATGCCTTGGATAATAAGGGGTGTTAATTTAGTTATGAGTAAAGCAGTATATTCATTTCTAGTCTCTGTTAAAGAAGAAATATTAAAATCATCCATTCTTTACATTATAGATATATTTTCTAAATCTATATCATTACGCAATGAATAAAAAACAAGAATATTAAACAATAATATTTTTTCGTGATGTATATCTTTACGTACTTTATCAAAATAAATTAATAATTGATACTTTTTTGAATCATCACTTAAATGTGAATCTAAATATTTGATAAAGTCGTAACCAGTAACACCATTTTCATACAAGACTTCTACATCTTGAAAGATTTCATTTTGTGATAGATTAGAACTATCTCTATATTTATTATACACCCATTCCATATTTCTCTCTATATTTTTATTTACACTACTTGGTATTTTTTGGATATTGTAATAATTTATATTTTGTATTCTATTATTAATTTTTGGATAAGGAACATATATACTAGAAAATCTTGATACAATCGGTTTTAAGAGACTCATCTTGTTTTCTACTAACATAAAAAATCGTGTTGTATGAGAGAACAATTCAATACAACGTCGTAAAGCAGATTGAGCGTCAATCGTTAATTTATCACTATCCAGTAATACAATACTCTTGAAAGGAATGTGTAAGTTATTTTCTATATTTGTCTTTGCAAAAAATTTAAGCTCATCACGAATAAATTTTATTCCTTTTCCCTCTCCACAATTCACAAATAATACATAGTTCTTTATTATTTTTTCCTCTTTATAAATCAAATGCAATAAATACTTCAATATAAATAATTTTCCTGAACCCTTCTTTCCATGAAAAATAATATTTGGTGTCTCTCTATCCTTACTATATGCTTCTATTTTTGTCAAGATATTATTATGATATCTTTTCTCAATAAAAGTCTCATAATTCATTTACTTATTATAAATAATAAATCTTTATATAATTTATTATTCATCAAAAGTATATTAAGCAATACTGTCTAGAGGTTGAGTATATGGATTTCTCTTAAATGCGTCCAAGATATCCGGTGCGTTTCGTTCCATAACTATATCTTGTCCGGTTCGTGGTTTTACATCTTGTCTTCCATGATTATCGACCGAGGAAGGCATTTTAGAAATATATTGAGGAACAAACATACGATGATTATGTCTATCTTGTTCCAATTTATCTATTTTGATATTCTGATACGGATTAAATACTTTCACACTATCTCCCATAGGCTTACGACCCTTTGAAATTACGGATTTATCAATTAAATGAGCATTATACGCCATGTCATACACTCGTGCATTACTTGTAGTTCCAGTATTACCTGCATTTCCTATATATTTTGAACTTGTTGTATCACGATTTTGTGGTACTGGTTGCTTCTCATTTACTACATAACCATAGCCATTTGCATATTCGCTTTGATTTGGATTAGGAACATAATGACAAGATGTCGTATCACGATTTTGTGGTACTGGTTGCTTCTCATTTACCACATAACCATACCCACCTGCTTCTTGTTGATTATTTACGAAATTATGTTCCAATTTATTTTCAGTCATTTCACGTATCGTTGTCTTGGCTCTATCTGCCGGATTATAGACATAAGTTTTAGAATATTTACTATTCCCTACATTTCCTTGAGGTCGAATATTTCCAATAACATTTTGTTTTCTCGTAGGTCGTAATATATCTAATAAAGGTGCTATTAATGCTTTTGCATAGGTAGATACAACACCAACATTTGGAGATTGATTAGAATCTAATGTTCTATTATTAGGTAATACACTTGATTTATACGATTGTACGCCATAATCACCAGTTGTAGAATTAAATCGTTCTGCTGCGTGTGCATTACGAATATTTTGTTTTCCACAAGGATCTAATTGTCTTCGTTGTGTATCACGATAGATACCTTTTACATAAGGTGCTTCTCCTGTGCTTTGTTCTCCTTGACCGAAATATTCACGTGTTGTAGTTTCTCTATTTTCTGTAGGCACAATTTGTTCGCTACGATGAGTTTGTGCTTTTCGTTGTCCTGTGGTTGTAAAGTATCTCTCTGGTGAGTTTATATAATATGTATCTGGACGGTTCTTTTCTACAGTTCCTAACACACCACGATTCGTTACTTTATCTTTACCACCTAAGATAACACCTCCATACGTAATTTTTGGATTATTCTTTACTCTCAATTCATCTACATTTCTTGGCATCCAACGATGTCGTGATTCCATTCCTGAATTAAATCCACCACTTCCAAGCACCCCTTCTTTCTGATTTAATCCAGGTCCAACACGAACTTCTTGGAATGGTTTGACATTATGAAGACTCGTCGATGGATTCATTCGTGATTGTAAAAATGAAGATGCATTTGGTGTTCCATGAGCCCATTCAAGATTTTTTTGTGGTTTAAAGAAAGGAGCAGTTTCTTGTTTCTTAATAAAAATAGAACCAGAACCATTTGTGCTATCCAAATAACTCTCTCTTGTATGATCCACTATATTTTGTGTAACACGAGAACCAAAGAAAGGAACCATATTATTATGTTTAAAGTTTTCTTTTTCTATTTTCTCTCCAGTTAATGAGTATTGATGTTCTGGATTTTTCTCTTCATATTGTAATTCACCACGTCCTTCTAACTTTTCATTCTCTAGAACATTTTTTTTATACTTTATCTTTTGAAGATAACTAGTTGTTGCTTCTTGATTTGTTTGATAATATTCCGGCGACTCCTTTAATTCAGAACGCCCATTTATTGGAAAATTTCGAGAAGGCACATTTGCATTCGATAACATGGTAGAACGTTGTTTTATAGAAGTCGGTCCGCCATCTACAAAAGTTTCTTTTACTTTTTTATTTTTATCGTCTTGATTAGATACTATATATAATCCTCCTAATATTGCCATTGGTATTACAATCTCAGCCATTATATATACTATATTATATTAAATATATTATTTATAAATCCAAATATATTTAATTTTATACACAAGGTTTCTTAGGAATAAAGTTATTTTTTTCTATAATTCGTGTGCTTAAATTAGAATGAAATGGATAACACACATTCTCTTGTGGATTCAAGAGAGGATACTCCCACCGTGTCTGTTCTAAATCTACATACATCCACGCAGGATGTGTAGTTCTTGTTTCACTCGTAAATTGATTTTTATAACTTTTATATCGTGGTGTTTTTATTAAGACTTTTTCACTAAATGGATAATTTGAACTCTTACAATATGGATTCGATTTTCGTTGTCTTCCTTTTAATTCATCTTCTATATCTATTACATTTTTCGTTTCTTGTGAATGAGTTGGAAGAGAGAGATTATTACCCCATTTTTGCATTCTAATATGAGGGTCGTCTATAAAAAGAGGTGCTATACCATTTCCTGGAACATCTAACATCCACCTTCCTGGACCTGTTGATTCTTGTAATAACTTATTTGTTCTACAATCATCATAATTAAATCGTGTAAATGCCATTCTTATATTATAAACATATATATTTTATGGAATAAATGGACGTTGATTTTTCTCTACCAAAAACGGTTGAGGAAGTATCTCATTTGATGTTGGTTTATCAAAAAACGATAAACTTCGTAAAGAGCGGTTTTCCGGTTTAATATGATACTTATAATATGTCTCATACTTTACAAGTTTTGTTGCACCAACACCCTTTAAATAACTCTCTACATCGACTGCATTTTGTCCGTAGATTTGATTTGGTATATGTCCTTGATTTACTCCAAAATCTGGAAATCGTGTTTCGTGTGCTTCTGTTCGGTATGGATTGGTTCTATTTGATGAGATCCTGTCATTCTGAATCATTTCTAAATTAAAATTCCCCATCATATTTTTATTTCTGGTTGATGCCATTATATCATAACTAAATATTTAGTTTTACAATTAATTTATGTATTTTTTCTAAATTAGTAGAATCTTCACCTACATACTCTTTTACATAGTGTTCATTTTTTATTTGTTCTAAGGAAAAAGATTCGATTTTATGGTCGCTTATTTCATACAATAATTTTACAAGTTCATGGAATACATCCAATGTTAAATAAGAATAAAACAAAGTAAGTCCAGTCATTTCATCTTCTTGTAATAATTCATTTGATTTCTTCTTCAATAATTCAATCATAAAGTTATATTTTTTTAGTTTTTCATTAAATAAAATATATAATCTCTCTGTAATTGTTTCAAATGTATCTCCAAAATCATCTGATTCATCATTCACAATATCTTCTAAATAAAATAGTTTTAATAGATCATATTGATAATCCACGAGAGAATTATCATCTTCTTGTTTCTCTCTATAACAACAAGTGTAATTTATATTATAATTCATAATATAAAATACTATAACTATCTTTATATTTTTATTTATCGTTTATATTTATAGTCTTGTTGTCGTATAAGTTCTCTGGTGGGTAATCCTCCACGTATCCAACCCTCCGCAGCAACACCTTCTATTAAATTCACTGGATTTGAAATGGTTTTCTCTAAGGAAGAAATCATAGGTGTAAAACGATGATTAATATGTGTCATTTCTGTCGTTGTTCCACAACTCTTTTTATCTTTAAATAGATGATTTTGTTGTATTCTTGATTCTTCTACCACACGTACTGGACCCTTTCCAAGATATGGAACCGTTACGAATGGACGAGTATATAAACTAATACGACATCTAGGATTCGTCTGAGTGCTTCCAATTCTCATTTTGGAATCTAAATTTATATTTGAACCACAAGGATCACTTATTTTATATCCACCATTTACAAATACATTCGGTTGCTTTGTTGCAAAATCCACTACATTATTAGAATTACAATTATGTAAATAATAGTTTTGAACGCTGTATGATCCGAAATTAGTATTCTGTTTGGTTCTCTCTGAAACATAACAGCGATCATCTCCTAATCTTGTTGTACTATCAAAGGTATAATTATACATACTCATTTTATTCTATAATTATAGATTATATTTTTTTTTAAATTTTATCTTAAAATATGACGATAATTCTTAGAATCACAATTGGATTCATCTCCCTCTTTACAAGACTTCATGCTACCATAACAAAATTGCACGAAAGCATCTTGATTATTTGGAATAGTAGTAGCAGGATTTGTATAAAAATCACGCATACCTTGATTAAATAATATGTCGTCTCCTAAATCCTTGAAAATTTTATCATCCAAACTCTCTATTGTTTTTTTATTTACTTCCTTTCTAACATTCTCATTATGAACTGGTGCTGCGGCTTGTCGTTTTGGTATATATTGAATTTCTGGTAAAAGTACATTCATTAAGGGATTATTTTTTCTTGGTTGATATAACTCTTCTTTCTTTTCTTTTTCCTTTCCAATATTTATATCATCTAATAAACCGAAACTCTCTTTTGTTAATTCTCTCTTTAATGAGTTTTTTGTATCTTTATAATAATACCCAACTATTACAGCCAATGATAAAACACCTAAAATAACGATTTTTTTATCTCTGGATATAAAAAACCCTAAAATAGATAATACTATAATAAGACGTGTTATTGAATTTAAATTTTCTATTGTGCTATATTCTTTCTTAGGATATACTTTTCCTATATAATCTTTATTCATTAAAACATATGGTGTTGATAACCAAAAATCCTCATTACTCATTATATTCTATTATATAATTATATTACTTTTTATTTTTTTTATTTTTATTCCTTCTTTTGTTTTTATTTTTATCTTTACTCTTCTTTACAAGTTGTTCTTGTGTTGAAACAACCCTCTTGGAACGTTCTGGTTTTTCTCCTTTTGAATATAAAAGACGGTCATTCTCCATATTCGGTTTAAAAGGTTCCACGACTCTATTCTTTAATTTCTCTCTCATTCTCTCTACTTGTGTATTCTTATTCATCATCATATTCATTTGAGACATCATGGCATTCATATTTACTTTTGAACCATCCATACCTTTGAAACTACCCATTTGTTTCATAATATCTTGAATATTATTCATCATAGGCATTGAATTCATTTTACCCATCATACTAGAAGCTTCTTCCATTAACTCTTTCTCATCCAGTTCTCCACTCTTTATTTTATCTTGTAGCTTATTACTAACAGTATTAAATATTTTCATTAATTTACCTGGATTCTTAAACATGGCTTTCATAACACCATCAATGGAACTCTCATTCTCTATATCAATATTTAAATCTTTCATTGCTTCATCACCTATCTCTTTTGCTAATGTTCCTATCTTTCCATTCAAAATTCCATTAATATGTTCGTGTATATGTTCTGCATCTGGAATATTTGCTGATATATCTGCAGGTGTTGTATTCATAGAAATGTCATCGGTTGTCTCAAAAATATTTTTCATATCTTTTAATGTTTCTTCTAATTTACTCTTCAATGTATCCTCATCAATCGCTTCAAACATTTTTGCTGTCTCTCCAAAGTCCATCTTATCTTTCATAATGAATACCACTGAAAATGTAATTAATTGTAAATACTTCCAAATTATACTTCTTGTACTGTCTGTTATATTTTGTTTCCATAAATGCTTAAAATCAATTCCAGGAATAAACTCGCTATTGTATTCTTCTTTTGTAAATATATCTTCATTTTGATAAATGATATCAAAAAATCGTTCCGGATATACTTTATTACAATGTGTTAATAACTCTCTTACTTTATTCAATTCTTCTTCTGTAAATTCTCGGTTTTCTATTGTATCTAAATCAATACTTAAAACAAAACAAACATTCTCATCTAAACCCTCCTTATACTCTGGAAATGTATGTAATAAATCTGGTATAAAATCTTGGATAACCTTTACAAAATCTTTACATTCTGTAATTATAAGTTCTTTTGATTCTGACATAATATAAATCAATATATATCTATTTATTTATATTATAATTATAAAAAGTATTTTATTGATATAATTCACTTAGTTTTGTTAAATTCTGGACGTATTTAATCGCTTTCTTTTGATTATTTTCATCTAAACCAGATACATCTTTCTTAAGATTTTCTATAATTTCTGAAAATTCGCCTGATTTGTATCCATTATTCTCAAAATCTCCGTTATAGTCTTTATTTATAAAAAAGGTAAGATCTCCATTCATTATCTTTTCACGATAAGGAAGAACAACGTGTCTTTTCCATAATACAATAACCGCCTTTGGGTTTGTTTTAGTAATCATTTCTAATGCAGTAATACTCTTACGAATATCACGGTTTTTAGGAAAGATGGTTGATATATCTTCCAAAAACTCAATTAGATGATTATTAAACGCTTTAAGAATAGACATACTATATATATTTTATTTTAGTTTCTATTTAAATAGTTATAACCTAATATTATTTACATTTTATTTCTCATTTTTTGTAATTCATCGAGAGATAAATTACCTATTTTATCCGGTGTATAATTCTCTACAGGAGTCTCAATATTATCTACATAGTCTATTGTTGCATAATTATGAATTTGTCTTAATCCTCCATCTCCATCTGTTGAAGACATCTCTGATGGTGTCTGATCTAGATAACTATATTTATCACTATGTATATTTCCGAAATCCAAAATAGAAAAGGAAAGAGGCTCACCATTTTGCATTGTTGATGTGTTGTTTTCTTTTTTTAAATGAGGAAATAAAAAATTATTAATAGATTCACCTTCTAAAACTATTCCTCCTTTATTTATCATCAATAATGAAGGCACTTTATTAATGTTAGGTGGTAAATAAACATCTTTTCCATCTTCTAAAAGAATATGAATAATATTTCCTTTTTTTATACGTTTATCAATACATATGAAATGTATATCTTCTTTTATTTTACTTCTGGATAGTAGATTTAATAAATTTTTAGAATGTTCGCAATAATTACTATAATATAGTATATTTTTCATTTATAAAATAATAAGGTTATTTACTTTTAATTTAAACTTATAAAATTGATTTAAATTAAAAATAAAATAATATTATATACATAACTATGGCAAGTATCACAATGGATAAACATGCAAATAATGTAAATAAATATATTACAGAATACTCATTTGATAACATTCATGTAAGCATTATGAATTCTCTTCGTAGAGCAATATTATCGGATGTTGAAATATATGGATTTAAAGGATTCCCTCATAATGAAAATAATATTCATATAATTAAGAATAATACAAGATTAAATAATGAAATTATAAAACATCGTATATCGTGTATTCCAGTTCATATTAAAGACCTAAAAACACCTATGGAAGATTACATCATTGAATTAAATGTAAAAAATGAAAGTGATGAAAATATATATATTACAACAAATGACTTCAAAATCAAACATAAAGAAACTGAAAGATATTTAACAAAAGAAGAAACAAATAAAATATTTCCACCAAATAAAATTACTGGAGATTACATTATTATTGCTAGACTTCGTGGTAAATTAAGTCAAGAAATACCCTCCGAACATCTTCATATAGAAGCAACACTTACTAAACATACTGCAAAAGAAGATAGTGTTTATAATGTAGCCTCTACGTGTTCTTATTCCTTCAATGTAGATACAGAAGCTCAAAATATAGAGTGGAATAAACAAAAAGAACATTTGATTCATCAAGGAATGGAAGAACAAGATATACAAAGAGAGAAACAAAATTGGTATTTAGGAGAAGGAAGAAGAATTATTAAAAAAAAATCCTTTACTTTCTTAATTGAAAGTATTGGAATATTTACAAATGATGAATTGCTTAACATTGGGTGTGATATTCTTATTAAAAAAATTAATAACATAAAATCCCTTGTTGCTAAAAATGAACTGGAAATAACACCATCAAAAACAACATATCCTGCCTTTGATATTAAACTTGAAAATATTGATTTCACATTAGGAAAACCTCTTGAATATTCTCTCTATTCCTTGTTTTACGAACAAAATAATATAATGAATTATATTAGTTTTAATAAAGAACATCCACACGATGATGATTCTATCTTAAGAGTATCATTTAGAGACCCTACTATTACAAAAGAACGCAAAGAAGAAATATTACCTTATATCGACCAAGCATGTGATAATCTTATTAAAATATATAAAAATATAGCAGAATTAGTATTTGAGTTTAAAGAATAAGAATTACACCGAACATAAAATAAAAATATTTATTTCATTTTTTATATATAATCGTCACTATGATGTGGTGGCATATTTATTATAATAGTTTTATATAAATTATTTAAAATTAAATATTATATATAATATAATTAAATTATGAATAGTGATATAAGTTCTAATATGATTGATGTATTGAACTCACGATTACAAAAGAAAAAGGGATTAACATATAATGAATTAGTTAATAATGTAAAAGATGTATTAGATGAAATACCAATACATATTTATAAAAATCTAATAAAAAGAGCATATAATAGAAGTGAAAAATATGTAAAACGACTATCAACGAGAAAACGAAAACCTAAAAAATATCTGGATTAGGTCGGCGTTTTAAACGTTCAAAGGTGTATAATAAATAAAAAATTGATTTCAAATAATACTGAAAATATAACTCATACTATAATGGAAAGTCAATCAAAAAGTTTAACAAAAACTAATCCCAAAGGTGTGATTAAAAGTACGGATGTCGTTAAAAATGGTAAAACACAAGTTATAATAAATGATGATTGTATTATAAAAATGAAAGAAATGAAGAATGATAGTGTTGATATTATAATTTGCGATCCTCCATATAATATTGGAAAAAATTTTGGTAATAATAGTGATAAACAAGATATGGATAAATATCTTAGTTGGTGTGATGAATGGATTACTGAATGTATTCGTATTCTAAAACCAAAAGGAACATTATACATCTATGGATTTAGTGAAATATTAGCATTTATTAGAGTAAGAATTAATATAAATGTTAGATGGATTATTTGGCATTATACAAATAAAGTAATACCATCTCTAAATCATTGGCAAAGAACACATGAAAGTATATTATGTTGTAGTAAGGAAAAACCACATTTTAATCGTGATGATGTAAGAGAACCATATACAGATACATATTTAAAAAATGCAGCAGGTAAAGTTAGAAAAGCAACAAAGGGTAGATTTAGTAATGGAGAAAAAGAAACTATATATAAAGCACATAAAAATGGGGCACTTCCAAGAGATGTTATTAAAATATCAGCACTTGCTGGTGGTGCAGGGAAAAAGGAAAGAGTTAATCACCCTACACAAAAACCATTACAACTATGTGAAAAACTGATTAAAGCATGTAAAAATGGAGATGATACATTATTAGTTGTTCCATTTGCTGGATCAGGAAGTGAATGTGTTGCAGCAAAAAAAGAAAATATAAATTTTATAGGTTTTGAAATAAACGAGGAATATGTAAAATTATGTAATGAACGTTTAGATAGTATTACAGAATGATTCGTATATTTGTGAATAATTAATTTTAGGTTTACTATTATCTACTTCTGTATAGCATACCATATATTTTTTAAGTTCATCTATATTGAAATTATACCATAATTGAGAAGACATTGAAAATGTAATTGATGAATATTTAGATTCCCAACCAACAATTTGACCCTTTTTCTTCCCCTTTTTTCCTATTTTATGATTAAGATTATCTATTCTAAATAGATAACAATCTTTTGGAATAATATACCACATATATTTAATAAATGAGTTTTCTTTTTCATTTCTGACTAATAAAGAATAGTAATCAAATGAACTATCTCTTTTTTTTTATTTCTTCTATAATATTTACAGATGTTCCTATATCTTTATCATTACAAACTGTTGTTAACCTATATGAAGATATACTAATATTAGTTCCCTCAACTTTGGATGATTTGTTTGATATATTTATATTGTCAAATCTATTATCTTTTCCAGATGTGTGATTTCCCTTTGCCTCATCTGAAATAGAGAATAAACTTTTTACAATATTACAATTTACTTCCTCCCAAACAGATTCTTTGATAGGTGCGTTGTTAACCATATGATATCCTTTTAAGGTTCTTGTAAAATTTTCTTGTAATCTTTTAGATTTTTTAATAAATCCATAAATATTTTTTCTTCTAACAATCCATCCTCTAAATAAGCTTTGAATTTTCAGAATAGATGATTCATCATAGGAAGTAAGATATTTTGTTGTTGGTTCCATTGTGAAGATATGTTGTATTATATTTAATTACTTATTTTAATTTCAATTTTTTTTATAATCATTTACAAAGCAATATAGAAAAAGTTTTGCGTGATATACCATTAATAACGCTTAAGAATATATTTAAGGGAGTTTATGAGCGTCCGGAAAAATATAAACCAAAAAATAAAACAAGAAAAATAAAGAAAAACTATATATAAAGTCGGCGTTTTAAATTTCCAAAGGTGTAATGTACATGATAATTTAATGGGCCTTATAATTTAAAGAATACATAAGTCGTGGTGGTTCTAGTTTATTCACATATTCTACTGCATCTCTAAATGTAATTGATTTTTTACTCTGTTTCTTCTCTTTCAAGTTCTCTATTATATACACCTTATGAAGTCCAATCATATGATTTCTATATTCATATGGAAATTCTAGCATAGATCTTTCATGACGAATAAAACATTCAACATAATATTTATATAGATTGGAAGTATAAAGATGCACCAATTCACGATACCTTGTGAAATAAGGTCGATACTCTGGATAATACCTTAGAAACTCCTTCACTTTACCTGTATGTCGTAATACTAAATATTGATATTGAAGTTTTGGTTGGTTGCCTCGCAATTTACGAACATATTCATATACTGGATTCCTGAATTTCGCACGATTTCCATTTCGGTCTTTAATTACTATTCCCATTATATCATATCTTACTGTATTCGAATATTGATACAAATCCCTATACACATTCACTAAATCTATATCTCCTGCACCGTGCAAAAATGGTGTTCTCAATTTCAATAATTGTTGTGGTAATTGATTTTGAATTCTCTGAGCTTCATCATACACATTCACCGTATATACCTTCAATTCAATATCATCTATAATTTCATACACACCACATAAGTATAATGTAGGCGTACATATTCTCTTTACAATACGATTTTTTGGATGTTGAATCAAAAATGAATAACAGTATTTTTTATTTAGAACATTATAATCAAGTGATATATAATCTTTACAATCCAAAAACATTGTTTTAAATGTAGTTTCTTTCTCATAAAAATAACCATCCGCACCTATAACACTCCTTGTGCTTAGATCCCACTCACCATTTAAATAATACATATTTATCATAGTTCCCTCTACAAATTCCTCTATACTGTATAAATCACCGGATAACTTCTCAAAAGAAACACTCTTCTGTGGTGAATAACATACTAATTTTTTATCATAAATAACACACGAACGAAATAATCCTGTAATTTCATCATGTTTTCTTTTTTTGTCATACTTTATAATAAAATGTTTTGAAGGTTCTTTACTTCCTAATGTAGATTTTGTTAAACTTAAACTCTTTAAATATTCAACATCATCTACACGATTCAAGTCAATAAGACTATTTAAATTATTTATAATACAAATACGAGACATATTATAGTGGTATATTTTAATCTTAATTTCTCTTTATATTTATTTTATATAAATAAAATTAGATAGAAAAATATATTGTTTCATTATATAAAACGAGTTATGACAAAGAAAGAAACCATTATTTTAGAATACGGAGATATCATACAAATAAAAAGTGATACAAACGAAGAGATTGACGATAATATATATTTAATAAACTATATTGATGAAACAAAAATAGAACTTATTGAAAGACAAGGGTCCAAACTTACACTAGACATTGAGGAGGGAATGATACGTGATGATATGATTTCAACGATTATAGTTTTAAGTAAAAGCAAACAAAAAGGATATGCACGACAAAATAATTTATTACCCAATAGATGGGTCCAAATACATTTAGGAGGAGATGTGCCTACTATTATTGTAGGTCAGATAAAAAACTTAGAAGAAGACCAAATTGAGATACAAGTATTTCCAAGTGATGATATTATTTATATTGATTTTGGATACAAAGGAATACCAAAAGACATCCCTATTGAAAAGATAGAATTAAGAGAGAAACCTGTTTCAAAAGAGGAAGAACCAGTAATTGAAGAAGAAGAAGTGGAAGAAGACGATGATGAAGAAGTAGAAGAAGAAGAACAAGTTGTAGAAGAAGAAGAAGAAGAGAGTATCCCCTTACGAGCAAAAATACAAGGAATCTTAGAACAATCTACTGATTTCTTCTTATCCGATGATGCGGAAGAAATACAACAAGAAGTCCGTGTTTCTGATGATGAAAAGAGATTTTCAATTGAAGAACAAGTGAATGACCTTCTAGACGAAATGCTTACTAAAATACCAACAAAAGAGAGAACAACAAGAACAATGAATAAATTACACCGTATTCTAGAGAGATTTTCAAGACTTAGACAAGAATTTTCTACCAAAGATGAAAACAATCAAGACCTTCAAATCTTGAAAAGAGGTAAGAATTATCGTCCATTACTTGAAAAACTATACAATCTGAAAGATATTCCTCCTTGGATTATTCCAATTGTCAAAAACAAGAAAAAAATATATTTAGAAAACAAAGAACAACAATCAGAATATTTTGAAGATATTCAACCTGAAAAATTATCCGATGTTAGAACAAAAGAAACTGAACTTATTAATTCTTACTATAGAAACGAAAACCCATCCGGATTAAATAAATATGATTACTTACATAAAAATTTAAATACTTTCTTTACTCCACAGATTTTACCAGATGATACAAGTGATACTATTACAGTGAAAAAAACAAATCAAGATATTGAAACTATGGTTAATAATACAGATGGTTATTTGCGTGAAATATTTTCGTCTGTATTTAAAGAAAACCAAATTAAAAAAACACGGTTCGTTATCAACAAATATAATCTTGGAACTTCTAGACTTCAACAATTACAATCAGGAAGACACGGATTTCAACTTTCTTTAGAATTAACTGGAAATCATCAAAGAAAACAGATCACAGAAAATGAAGATATTCCTATTGAATCCTTCCTATTTCTTAACAAACCATTTATCCAATATTCACATCTTAAATTACCCAAAACTACAATTCTTCAAAAATCACATTTGAATTATCATCCATTGCTTAAATCATATGTTCTCTCTCCAAAATCATCTCTAAACAATATATTAATTGAAAAATACAAAAAACACGGAGAAGAATTTAGTGGATTATTTAATTCAAACACTCATATTAAACTATCCTCTGGATTGCTTGAACCATCCGTCTCAACCAGCACTGAGGATAAATACCAACAATTTCTTGAAACTATATTACCAAATAACAAATCCATTATTGAAGACATTCTAAATTCAAAACATAACCAAGAATTCAATAATTTATCTCTATATCATATTTTAAAACAACTAGAACCTTTTCATATTAACATTGATTCACTCTATATTGATGATTACAAAACTATTGTTTCTATGATAGAAGACAATATAAAAAATATTAAAACAACTATTGCAAATAATTTACAAGAAATTGATAATTTATCAAAATTAAGATTACGAAATGATTTCTTTAAATCTTATATTTATAACATAATAAGGAGACAAAACGACGTCCAACTTTATCAAAATAACCAAAAAGCATTACACGGCGAACATATCCAACAATGGATGATGAATGATTATGGTTCATACTTATATTCACTTATTAACAGAAATAATGTGGAACTTTATAATGTTGAAAATATAGACGATGAATTAATTCAAGAATTAGAGAGAATGGATTCAGAATCCACAGAGAGTCAAAATAAATGTTTGAATTATGTTCTCTCTAAAAAATATAATTCTTTACAAGATTTAACAAATGATAACAATGTAAATATTTATTATGACGAAAAATATGATACTACTGATTATGATTATTTAAATCAATTTGAAAATAAATACAATGAGCTTGAACCTGATGAATTTAAAGATTTAGTGATTGAAAATATGATGTATGATAAGAATTTAAACTATGAAACAGCAGAATTAGAATTTAATAATATGATGAATGGACGACGAAGTGTAGAAGAAGGTGTTTATGCTATATTGATAGATAAAGATGAAGACGAAGATATTCCACCTGTCTATTACTATAAGCGTATAAATAATGTTTGGGTTCTTGATACTTCTATAGATAACAAAAATTATGAGTCAAGTAAAATGTTTTGTAATGTAAAGAAAAATTGTATCCAGTTAGAATCAAGTGATTGTAATGAAATTGATAACGAAAAGAAAAATCTTGAATATGAAAAGTTATCAAAGAATATACAAAATCTGTCTAGAGAATTTATTAGAAAACAAGAACAATATATTCAAGAAATAAACAATAATATAGAATTTCTTAAAGAGAGATTGCATAGAAGCATTCAATTAAGAAACAGTATCTATTTATCAAGTAATCAATACTTATACTCTCTTGGTAAATTATTAGATGAAATAGATGTTGTTATATCACCCCACGAAAAACTCCGAGATATGATATTATCACAACCAGATTTTATGCTGAAAATGACAAATCTTAAAAAATTCATTGATTTAAATTATGTTAGAAATGCAAATGTAGAAAATGATGAAAGTCCATTCTGGTTATACTGCACAGAAACAAATACTAAATTATTACCTTCTTTTTACAAGGATCTTACAGAATCCTTTTTACTTCATGATAATTATACACAAGAACTAAATCGTATATGTGCTGAAAGAGGAGAAATTAGTGATGATGGGGATAAATGGGTAGATAAATACAGTGGTTATACAATACGACTTATTGACTATGATACGGAAGAAGGATTTGATACTCAAGGATTTAGAATCCAGACGAGAGAAGTAATGAGAGATGAAGATGATGTATTAGTTGGCGAGGTTACAAATGAAGATAAATTAATAAACTCACCGGACGGAATTCTTGTAAGAAAAATTGCTACTTCTCTCTCTCAACATATTGGTGTTAATTTGATGAATGAAATGAACTTTATGATTAAAAACACATTAAAATATACATACAGTTCTATTGGACCAAAAGATGTATATGAAAGACGAAAACAACATCTGGAAGAGAAAACCGGAAAAACAATGATTGATTATGAGGAAAAAAAGGGTGAATTAATTATGTTATTTATATCTTTCTTCTTTTTACTTTCTATACAAACACATATTCCTTCTATCANAACAAAAAAAACATTCCCAGGATGTGTTCGTTCCTTTGATGGANTCCCTATGCATGAAGATAATGAAAAGGGATTAGAATATATTATATGTGTAGTAAAGAAACTTGTATCCAATGAATACCCATGGAATACGATGAAACGGTTCAAACCTGATATTATAAAGAAAAATATAACAACCCTTTATAATAAAGTTCTTATTAAAGATAGTGTTATACAAACTCTAATTCAAGATAAAAACCAATATTTGAAGGATAAACCAGAAGCAGATAGTGAAGATGTATTGCGATTAACATTATGGAATAATTTTATGCCACCATTACAACAATTCAGTATGCAGAAAGTAATGAATGTTGCCGATACTTTTGAAGAGAGAATCACAAAAAATATTCGTGATGGAAATAGAAAACAACAACAAAAAATGAATCTGTTGAAATCAAGAATGGACCTCTTCTCTCTGTCTGTATTGAAACAAATACGGAATATTGTAAAAGATGAAAAGCTGATTCTTCATAGTAGTGGTCTCTTCTATAGAGAGAATTCGTGTTGTCAAATTGACTTAGATGATAGAAAGTATAATAATGTATTGAAATACTTTATAAAAAAGGATAAAGACATAAAAAAGAATTTGAAAACAATTCGTTCTCTCAATGAACTTTATTCTACATTTGTATCTTTGTCTATCCCTTACACATTCATTAATACAAAAAATACACGACAAACAGTAGAAGAGTTTTCACGGAAACAACACGACGAAGAAACCATCTATCTTGCATTTATAAATTATTGTAAATATAATAAAAATCTTCCTATTGATACAAGACTCTTAGAAGTATGTGTAAGAAACACAAGTTCATTTTCTCCTTTAGATACTCTACAAGATAAAATATCTATTATGAAAGAAGAGGGTATAGAATATACACCTGAAATGTTTTATTCTCTATTGGATATTATTAACAAGAACAATTTAATTGAAAATAAACATTATTCGTTAAGAGAGATTTCTCTCTTATTCTCTCTACAGAAATATTTGGATAAATTGGATTATCAAGATAACGCATTATACAAACCATTGCAGAAATACATGAATAAAATAATGTATTCTTTTCGTTATGTAAATGAAGATGTTGAAGATGAAGTGGATAGAACAACAGATATTATGCAATATGATATACAAAAGACAAATAAGAATATGGATAAATTAAGAAATTATTTACTTAAAAATATAGAGAGAGACAGAAATAAAGTAAAAGAGTATATAACGCAACATGCAAAGGTGAAGAAGAGTACGATGAATAAAATAAAGACATATCTGGATACATTTATGGATTTCGAAATATTAGAAGACACAGAATATAGAAGTAGTGAAGATAGCACAACAATAAGAACAAGGAATTTTATTGAAAATCTTGTGAATCAACTTGTTTATGACTATCCAAATATTATATTAAATAACATTAAATATGATGAAAGTATTCAGATACCAATCCATTGGAATTTATCTCAGTTCCATAATCAAGATATTAAAAATTTCATTCAAAAGTCTTATTCTGATTTAGAACCTTTTGTTGATGAAGAATTATTGAAACCTATCTTAAGAAATATAAGAAAACGAGTAGATATTATTATTGAAATCGCAAATAGAATTCCTCATATGAATATATTACGAAGAAGAGAGAAAACTACAACTCCATTATTTAATCATGTATTTATAAAAGAAATGTATGAGTTCTTGTATTTAAGGATTTTTGTAGAATATATTGATATTATAGAACAATACGCTGACCTATCCTCTATGGAAAAAGAGTTAGAGGGTGTTGTTGTATCCAGAGAGGAGAGAGAAGAGGAAGAAGAAGAAGATGAAATATTGGATAATGATTTATTAGAAGCAGATAAATTAAAATTAAAGAAACGTGTTGGTGATTTATTACTTGCTTACTTGAAGATTGGAATGCAACAGAAGAAACGTATTAATCTAAATAAAGAAACCATTACAGAATTAACACTTCGTAGTAGAGAGAAAGAGAAGGATATTAAAACGACTAAACTGAAAGAATTAACACCGGAAGAGAGAAATGTAGATAATGTATTGAAGGCGGCAAAGATGGGACGATGGAATATTGGACTTCAAAAGGGATTGACCCAATACGTTCAAGAGACTTATGATATAGAGAGAAGTAGTGATGAATATCGTGAAATTGTAAATTTAGAACTTCAATTTATGGGAGAAAATGTTGTTCCTGAAAATGAAAATATTATAAGAGATGAATTAATGGAACAACAAATGAGCGANCATCTTATTGATATGGAGGCAAACGATATGTCTTATATACCAGATGATGATGATTATGGAGATATGGATGGAGACGAACATTTCTATTAAAAATTTATAACTTTTTTTATGTTATATATTTTTATCATTTTATACTTAAAGATATATACTATATATAATTTATATTATGGGATATAAAAAACAATATTCTTGTGGTATTTGTAAAACAAAACCAGACCAGAAATCGCATCATACATCGCATCTTGAAACTGAGAAACATAAAGATAAAAGGTTGTTATTTGAATTTAAATTAAGTAAATTATCTGATGCAGAATTGAAAGAACAATATAACATTATAAATAAAAATGACATTATCAGTGAAATGGAAACAATCATATACAATCCAATAAATTTATCACAGAAGAATAAAAAATTGAATCAAGAGAGAAGTTGTTCTGAGTATGATATATCAGGCAATAGAAGTTCTATCATGAATACTATTATTGAAGAGAATTCAAGTGTTTCTAATAAAGAAGCATTGAGAGAGAAGATTCATGAAATTCATAATTATATACGAAACAATGGCATTGGTTATGGAATGAGTGGATTAAAAGTATTTAATGTATTGTATGGACTAAAAAAGATTGAGGAGAATGGATTAATAGATAAAGTAGGTCTATTACGACCACAATGTGAATTTTCATATTTATTGAAATTAGCAAACGAATACGAAGATGAGAAACTTGCAGAATTAATCTTTGGAGATGTATTAACATCAATTGCAGAAAGTAAATTGAGAGGGATTCTATTCTACGAAATACCTCAAGCAATTCGTGCTAATGTATTTATATATCTTATTCAAGAAATTGATAAAATTACGATGATTGAAAAAAAATGTAATGTATTGTTATCTGGTAAAATTTATGAATATTTTATTGGTAGAGATGAAAGTGCCATTAGTGAATTAGGAGCTTATTTTACAGATAGACATATTACAAAATATTGTTTAAAAAAAGTAAATCCTAAGGTAAATGAGGATGGTTCAATTAAAACCATGATTGATATGTTTGGTGGTTCTGGTGGATTTACAACTGAATATATTAATCATTTGAATGAACGATATTCACAACAGATTGATTGGAATAATGAAATTAATAAAATATATCACTATGATATTAATGAAGATGTTATCAAATCTGCAGCGTTGGAGTTCTTCTGTTTAACAGGTGTTTTTCCTAAAATGGATAATTTAAGATATAGAAACTCATTCACATATGAATTTGGTGATGAAAAATATGATTATATATTTACAAATCCGCCTTATGGTGGTGATAAGAGTTATAAATCAGGATCACAAATTAAACGAGATAAAATAAAAGAGTATATTAAAAAGGAATTATCCTCCACTATAAGTGATAGTGTAAGAATCAAGAGACAAAAACAATTGAAAAAAATAGAATCACAAATGAAACAAGAAAAACAAGATGAAGACCGACGCCGTGTTTGTCTGTATTCATCGAGTATAAGAATTAATAGATTTGCTAGAAGCAATAATATAAAAGGGAATGATAAAGAAAGTTGTTCTCTTATACTAATGATGGATTTGTTAGAAGTTGGAGGAACAGCAGTTGGTGTATTAAAAGAGGGTGTATTCTTCAATAAAACATATAAAGATTTAAGGAAATGTCTTATTGAAAAATTCAATGTTAGAGAAGTAATCAGTGTTCCTTCCGATCAATTTGAAAATACAACTACAAAAACATCAATTATTATCTTTGACAATACAGAAGAGAAAACAAAAGAAGTTGTATTTCGTGAATTAGTGGTAGAACGATATACTGAAGATAAATTCGCAGAGGTCTTTGATGAAATCGTAGTTATTGAAAATAAGGGTGATATTAAAAAAGTATGTGATAATATAGTATCTACTGCAACAAAAGAGGATATTTTGAATAATCGTAATTGTTCTTTAAGTGGAAAAGATTATAAAAAAAGAGAAATTATTGTTGGAGATGGGTATGAATTGGTAAAGTTGGGGGATATTTGCGAATACCAAAATGGTTTTGCTTTTAAAACAACAGATTATAAAAGTTCAGGAGTACCTTTAATAACAATTACTCATATTAAAAATGAAAAAATTATATTTAATAATAATAATTATATTGAAGAAAATGATAGATATAATAAATATGAAATAAAAAAAAATGATGTAATAATATCTTTAACTGGAAAAAAACCTAAATTATGTTCTATAGCAATAAATGATTTAAATACCAAATTATATTTAAACCAAAGATGTGCTTTATTACGTAATTTCAAAAAAATAACAAACCATTATTTCGCTTCTATATTTAATGGTTATATGCTAGATTACATTAATAAATATATTGGAAATGGTTCAAATCAAGAAAATATCTCATTATCTGATATATTAAATATTCCAATTCCAATTCCAAAATCTCAATCAAAAATCCAAGAATGGGTAGATAAAATATCAAAACCCTACAATGAAAAGAATACAAAACAGAATAAGATTAAAGAGTTGGAGGCATAC